CGCCTGCGGGTGCTGCTGCCACTGGACCGCACCTGCACCGCCGACGAGTATGAGCCCTGCGCCCGGCGCATGGCCGCTATGATCGGTATGGAGCTGGCCGACCCATCCACCTTCGAGGCATCCCGGCTTATGTACTGGCCCAGCGTGTGCGCCGACGGACAGTACGTCTATTACCCCGCGGACAAGCCTATGCTGTCCGTAGACGGCCTGCTGGCCACCTATGTGGACTGGCGGGACGTGGCCTCCTGGCCCGCCTGCCCGGGCGCTGCGGCACCGGCGCGGCTGGCGGCCAAGCAGGGAGACCCGGAGGCCAAACACGGCGTTGTGGGCGCCTTCTGCCGGGTCTACGACGTGCCCGCGGCCATGGACAAGTTCCTGCCCGGCGTTTACGAGGAGACGGACACTCCAGGGCGCTACACCTTCACCGGCGGCTCCACCACCGGCGGCGCGGTGCTCTACGACGGGGGGAAGTTCCTTTACTCCCATCACGCCACCGACCCCTGCGGCGGGAAGCTGGTCAACGCTTTTGACCTGGTGCGGCTGCACTGCTTCGGGGATAAGGACGATGAGGCCCAGCCGGGCACGCCCATAAACCGTCTGCCCAGCTACGCAGCCATGTGTGAGCTGGCAGCAGGGGACAGTGAGGTCTCTGGCCTGCTGCTCCGGGAGCGGTGGGCGGAGTCCACCGAGGGCTTCTCCGTGGCTGCTGGGGAGGCGCCGGAGGATAGCGGCTGGATTCAGAAGCTGAAAACGCATAGCAAGACCGGCAAGCCCCTCTCCACCATCGACAACGTGTGGATCATTTTGGAGAACGATCCGCTTTTGAAAAGCAGGTTTGCCCTGAACGCCTTCGCCGGGCGGGGGGAAGTGCTGGGCCCGGTGCCATGGTCAGAGAGCACCGAGCGCCGCCTGTGGAGCGACAACGACAACCAGGGCCTTTATTGGTACCTGGAGAAATACTATCAGATTACCGGCACAGGGAAGATAGACGGCGCGCTTTCCCTGCACAGTGAAAAGCACGCTTTCAACGAGATCACGGCGTATCTGGAGGGGCTGGCGTGGGACGGAACCCCGCGCCTGGATACCCTCTTTATCGACTACCTGGGGGCGGAGGACACCCCATACACCCGGGCTGTGACCCGCAAGGCATTTACCGCCGCAGTGACCCGGGCGATGGTTCCGGGGGCCAAGTTTGACAACATGACCATCCTGTCCGGGCCCCAGGGCATCGGCAAGAGCACCTTGCTGGACAAAATGAGCCGGGGCTGGTTCAACGACTCCATCCGTACCTTTGAGGGCAAGGAGGCCTCCGAGTTGCTCCAGGGGGTGTGGCTGGTGGAGATCTCGGAGCTGGACGCCTTCCGGCGCACCGACGTGTCCCGCATCAAGCAGTTTCTCAGCCAGCGTGCCGACCGCTTTCGGGCCGCCTATGGGCGCCACGTGAAGGAGATGCCGCGGCGGTGCGTGTTCTTCGGCACGACCAATACCGGGGACTACCTCCAGGATAAGACGGGAAACCGGCGGTTCTGGCCGGTGGATGTCGGGTTGCGGCCATCGGTCAAAAGTGTGTGGAATGACTTGGACAACGAGCTCGACCAGATGTGGGCCGAGGCTATGGTGCTCTGGCGCATAGGGGAGCCCCTTTACCTGGCGGGGGACCTGGCCGAGGCGGCGAAGGCGCAGCAGGAAGACCACCGGGAGGTCAGCGCCAGGGAGGGGCTGATTCTGGATTTCCTTGAACGGCCGGTGCCCCGGGACTGGTCATCCTGGGATCTCAATCGCCGCCGTGTGTACTGGGCCGGCGGAGTATCCGGGGAGATAGAACTGATACCCCGGGATAGAGTGTGTGCACTGGAGGTGTGGTGCGAGCTGCTGGACGGTCAGAAGCGGGATATGCGGTACAGTGACACTCAGGAGATCAACAGCATCATCGCCGCGGCACCAGGATGGAAGCGCAAAAAGACCGCCTTGAAATTTGGATACTGCGGCGCGCAAAAAGGCTTCGTCCGGGGGTAACCTTTGGCCAATTTTCGGGGTAACTTTGGCCGAAAGGTAACCTTTGAGGGGTAACCCGGTAACCTTCGGTAACTTTCAAAGTTTACCCCTGTATCCGCTGGGGCAGTAGGCAGGTAACCGGGTAACCTCTTTTTCCTATTAAATAGTAAATTAGAGAATTAGGGAGTACATATACCCGCCTAATACGCCTAAACGCCCAACGCGGAGCGCGTATAGGGAAAAAAGGTTCCGAAGTTACGCCCTGAGATTTTGAGCGCGGAGGGCGATGATGCAAAGAATGATTTGTAACGCATAGAAAGCAACATGAGGCGGAGGTGGAACAGGTGAAAGAATCCGAAATTGAGGCCCGGCTTGTCCGAGGGGTGAAGGCCCTAGGCGGGGTGGCCTATAAGTTCGTGAGCCCCGGCAACGTAGGCGTGCCTGACCGGCTGGTGGTTCTTCCAGGTGGGCGGGTGATCTTCGTGGAGCTGAAGGCGGAGGTCGGGCGGTTGAGCCCGATGCAGCGCCAGCAGCTGGCCCGGCTCCGCCGGCTGGGGGCAGATGCCCGGGAGGTAAAGAGCGAAACCGGGGTGGCCCGGTTCCTGGAGGACTGCTGTAATCTGCTGGAAGGAGGTGATGCCCAATGAAGTTCATCCCGCATGAGTACCAGAAATACGCGATTGACCGCGTAGTGGCCGATCCGGCCCTGGGGCTTTTTCTGGAGATGGGGTTGGGCAAGACGGTGATCACCTTGACCGCCATCAACGAGCTGCGCTTCCACCGCTGGGCGGTGTCCCGGTGTCTGGTGGTGGCCCCCAAGAAAGTAGCAGAGGCCACATGGAGCGCAGAAGCCGCCCAATGGGATCATCTGAAGCACCTGCGTATCATCCCGGTGCTGGGCAGCGCGCAGAAGCGCATCCAGGCGCTGAACACCCCTGGGGACATTTGGGTCATCAATCGTGAGAATGTGCCCTGGCTGGTGGACTACTACCGTAACGGCTGGCCCTTCGACATGGTGGTGCTGGATGAAAGCAGCAGCTTCAAGAACGCCCAGAGCAAGCGGTTCAAAGCATTGAAGCTGGTGCGCCCTCGGATCGTCCGGCTGGTGGAGCTGACGGGCACCCCGGCGCCCAACGGCCTGGAGGACCTGTGGGCGCAGATCTATCTGATAGACGGCGGCGCCCGGCTGGGCAAGACCATTTCCAGCTACCGGGAGGCGTTCTTCACGGAGGATCGGGCCCACCCAGGCCAGCAGTATCGTACTTATAGCCCGCAGGACGGGGCCGACCGCCGTATCCGGGAGGCTATCTCCGACATCTGCGTGAGCATGAAGGCGGAGGACTATCTGACCTTGCCGGACTATACCGAGGACATTGTCCCCGTTGTGCTGGACGCCAAAGCAAAGCGGGCCTATGACAAACTGGAGCGGGACATGCTGCTGCAGGTGGACGAGGCCACTATCACGGCCCAATCTGCCGCGGTGCTGAACGGGAAGCTGCTACAGCTGTGCAGTGGGGCGGTCTATGATGAGAATGGCCAGACTGTCGAGGTTCACGCCTGTAAGCTGGAGGCGTTCCTGGAGGTGGTGGAGCGGTTGCATGGGGAGCACGCCCTGGTGTTCTACTGGTTCCAGCATGAGCGGGACCGGCTGGCGGAGGCGCTGAAGGGCTTCGGCCTGCGGGTACGGGTGTATCACGGGGCAGAGGACGCGCGGGCGTGGAACGCGGGTGAGGTGGATTTGCTGCTGGCCCACCCGGCCTCCTGCGGTTACGGGTTGAACCTTCAGGCCGGGGGCCACCACATCGTGTGGTACGGTTATCCCAACTGGGCCCTGGAGCTTTACCAGCAGGCGAACGCCCGGCTGCACCGGCAGGGGCAGCGGCACCCGGTCATTGCGCACCACTTGGTGGTGCAGGGTGGCATGGACATGGCTGTGGTGGCGGCCCTGCATGACAAGGGGGATACACAGGAGGCGTTGATGCAGGCGCTGAAGGCCAGGATTCAGAAAGCGAGGGAAGCATGAGTAGACCCAAATATCCGTGGTGGGGCTATGTCCGGGAGATTCTGCGTCGGTATCCTGACCACACAACAGAAGCCGAAGCTGCGGCGGTTACATCTGCGATAGCACAGACGGGGCAGATGCCAGAGGGACAAAGCCGTCTTGCGGTGATCCAGATGGTTTTTTTCCGCAAGACGCATACCCTGCACGGGGCGGCCCTGGAGGTGTCGTGCAGCTATGCCACGGCGAAAAGGTGGCAGCAGGAATTTATCCGAAAGGTAGCCCGGAATTTCAAGTGTGACAGTTTGATCGAAAGTTGAGCCACAAAAGCCAAACACTTGATGTAGGATGGAGACGTGGAGGTATATACCTCTGCGTCTCCTTTCTTACCGCCCGGCACCGAGGCGGGTAATATCGGGCCCCTATGTCGCCGGCCGAGCAGCCACCCCATAAATCCGGGGCTGAGGGGACGCACCCATCTGGCGACTTATATGCTGAGTATGGACAACGCTGTGGACGTGTGGCGGCTCACTACCGCCTCCCAGCTCCACGAAGATGAGTGTGAAAGGGTGAAGGTGCTGTGCTGAAGTCTTGTCCATATTGCGGGATGATTCATCCGGCTGGTTTTATTTGCCCTAAAAAGCCAGAGCGGGGTAAGAAACGGTCGAGCAAGGCGGATCACTTCCGGAAGAGTTGGGCCTGGCAGCGCAAGCGCATCCAGATCCTGAAGAGGGATTTTTACCTTTGCCGTGCGTGCAATGCGGGAGGATACGGAGTGCTTGGGGTGCCTGGGGTAAACCAGGACTTATCGGTTCACCACATCGAGCCACTGGAGGAGCGGTTCGACTTGAGGCTGGAGAATGACAATTTGGTCACCTGCTGTTCGCGTCATCATGAGATGGCAGAAGCAGGGAAGATACCGCGGGAGTACCTGCATGCGCTGGCCCAGGTATCCCCCCGGTGGGGGGCCATTACATGGGGCGGCTCGTGTCAAGACCGACTGCGGCCCCCTGGGCACAAGGAAGTTTAGAAATGAGATTTTAGGGGGAGGGAGTGCGCCAGATGGGGGGAAGGCCCGCAAAATCGGTGAAAGTGAAGACCGGGGCGATCGCCAGCAATGACGCGGCGGTCCGCACGTCTGTAGAGGACAAGCTGCGCGGGGAGGCGGTGAAGCCGGAGCCCCCGGCTGGGCTCACCGCCGGTCAGGCGGAGATTTTCCGGTTTATCGTGGACGGCCTGGCTGCCGGAGAGATCCTAGGCCGGATGGATGTGTTCGCGCTGGAGAGCACGGCCGTTGCCGTGGACCGGCTGCGGACGATCAACGGCATGATCGACGAGGACCCGGATCTGCTGCTTAACAGCGCATTGCAGAGCAGTCGGGCAAAGTATCAGAGCGATCTGTGGCGGGGGTGCAGCGAGCTGTGCCTGTCACCGCAGGCCAGGGCAAAGCTGGGCGGCCTGGCCGCACAAAAGGCGAAGGAGAGCAGGGACCCCCTGATGGAGGCCCTGGCGGCCGATGATTGAATCGAGCCGCGCTTATCAGTACGCCAAGTGGTGCTCGCAGCGGGGCAATCAGAAGGTCGGACGGTATGTAAAGCTCCAGGCGAAAGCTTGGCTGAAGATTGCCGACGGGAAGCACAAGGAGGCATACGTCAGCGAGCCGGCGTACCGGAAGATCTGCCGTCTGCTCGGCCTGATGGTCCATCCAGACCTGCACTGCACCATGGACAAGGGCCTGGAGGACTATGCCTGGTTCCTGATCGTAGCGGTGTTCTGTACGCTTCGCCGGGAGGACGACAGGCGGTTCTATGAGACGGCGCTGTTGGAGATCGCCAGAAAGAACTTCAAGACCTTCAACAGCGCGGTGATCTTTATCATCGGGCTGCTGACGGAGCCCCGCTTCTCCCGGTTCTTCTCCGTGGCGCCGGATTACAAACTGTCCTCGGAGCTGCGGCTGGCGGTACGGAAGATCATCAAGGTTTCGCCGGCGCTGGTGAAGCACTTCAAGGTCACGAGGGACATGATCACCTGCCTGGTCACAGAGACCGAATACATGCCCCTGGCGTACTCAAACGACGGCATGGATGGACGCCTGGCCAATATCTTTCTGGCGGATGAGGCGGGCGCGCTGGACAGCTACCCGGTGGAGGCCATGCGGTCCTCCCAGATCACGCTGGCCAATAAGCTGGGTATCATCATCTCCACCCAGTACCCGAACGACAACAACGTCCTCACCGACGAGATCGATATCGCCAAAAAGGTCCTGGACCGGGTCCTGGACAGGGAGAACGTGTTTTCCCTGCTCTACGAGCCGGATGACGCCCTCCGGAAGCAGTGGGAGACCAACGACCTGGTTCTCTACCAGGCGAACCCCGTCGCAGTCAACAATACCGGGGTGCTCCGGGCCATCAAGGATCTGCGCTCCATGGCGGTCCTGTATGAGAACAAGCGGGAAAACTTCCTGTGTAAGCACTGCAACATCATGTACAAGGGCCTGGGTGTGGAGGGCTACATCGATACGCAGAAGGTCATGCAGTGCCGGCGGCGGGAGGATCTCAGCTTCTGGAGCGGTCGGCGGGTCTGGGTGGGCCTGGATCTGGCGCAGTCTGACGATAACACAGCCGTATCCATGGTCACGGTCGAGGGCGACATGCTTTACGCTAAGGCATGGGGGTTTATCCCGTCTGGGCGGATCGAAATCAAGGCCACGAAAGAGGACGTGGACTACAAGAGGCTGATCACTGCTGGAAACTGCTTTGCCTGCGGGGATGAGGTCATCGACTACGGCTTTGTGGAACGGTTCATCCTATCGCTGCAGGAGAAGTACGGGGTAGAGATCGTGCAGGTGGGATACGACCGGTACAACGCCATCTCCACGGTGCAAAAGCTGGAAGCGGCGGGGATCGAGTGTGTCGAGGTCAAGCAGCACTCCTCCGTGCTCCATGCCCCGACGAAGCTGCTGCGGGAGAAAGTGCTCCAAAGGCAGTTCCAATACGATGAAAACCGGCTTCTGGAAATAAATTTTCAGAATGCCAGATGTACAGAAGACACAAACCTGAACAAATACGTAAACAAAAAACGGTCGGCGGGCAAGGTTGATATGGTCATGGCCACCATCGACGCCGTGTATTTGGTTCAGGTTGATCTGCTGACGAATGCTCAGATGAGCTGGGGCATCCAGGTATTGTGAGGAGGTGACAGGCCATAGGCTTTTGGAGTTTGCTAAGGGGGAGAGAGGAACGGAGGGTGGTCCAGGAAACGGTTCTGAACGAGGCGCAGATGGACACGGCGCTGCGGGCAATTTTAGGCGGCACCAAGGTTACCGTAAAAAATGTGCTGAACATCCCGGCAGTCAGCAGTAGCGTGGGATTTATTGCAGGGACCATCGCCTCACTGCCTATCCGGCTCTACCGGACGGAGGGCGGGAACTCCGTGGAGGTTACGGGCGATTACCGCCTCCGGCTCCTGAACGAGGAGACCGGTGACTTACTGGATGCTTTTCAGTGGAAATGTACGCTCGTGCGGGACTACCTGCTCACCGGGAACGGATACACCTATGTCAACTGGGCCGGAAACCGCATCGACGGCCTGTACTATGTTGACCCTATGCAGGTGAGCGTGGAGATAGGCGCAGACCCAATCTATAAGACCGCCAGGTTTTACATTGGAGGGGCACGCTACTTCTCTTGGCAGGTGTTCAGGATGCTTCGCAACACCAAGGACGGGGCCGTCGGCTGCGGGGTAGTGGAAGAAAGCCCCACACAGTTGGAAACGATGCTGAATACCCTGCGTTATGAGAACCACATGGTGCGTACGGGCGGGAAAAAGGGCTTCTTGAAAGCAAAAAACCGGCTGGCCACAGATGTGATCCAACAACTAAAAAACAGTTGGCGGAATTTGTACGGCAATGACTCAGAGGAATCCGTTGTGGTACTGAATGACGGCATAGAGTTCCAGGACGCCAGCCAGACTGCGGTGGAAAGTCAGCTCAACGAGAATAAAACCACCAATGATCACGAGATTTTTAAGATTTTCCACATTGTCCCCTCTGTTTTGGAGGGCGGCGCTACTGCCGAGGATCTGAAAAACACCGTCAGATTTGCGATTCAGCCAGTAGTCAAGGCTCTCCAGACGGCAATCAATCGATATTGTCTGCTGGAAAGCGAGAAGGAGGCATTTTCTTTTGAGATCGACCTGGATGTTTTGGACAACACGGACATGCTGTCCCGCTATCAGGCTTACGAGGTAGCCGTCAGGAACGGGTGGATGCAACTGGATGAGGTCAGATATGATGAGGGCCGGAATCCGCTGGGCCTGAAATTTATTCGCCTTGGATTGGATACCGTCATCTACGATCCGGAATCCAAAATGATCTATACGCCCAATACCAAGGAATGGGCAACCATTGAGCAGAAAGGAGGAGGTGAGCCGATTGCAGATTGAGATTCGGGCAGACAAGAAGAGCATGGCAGTCCGGGGCTATGTCAATGTAGTTGGGCGGGACTCCCGGGTACTCCACGACAAAACCGGGCCGTATGTGGAGCAGATCATGCCCGGCGCCTTCGCCAAAGCACTGGTCGCCAACAGCAATGTGGAGCTCCGTTTCAACCACCGGAAGGTTCTGGACAATGAGGACATGGAGCTCCGGGAGGACAACATCGGCCTGAAGGCCAGCGTGGTCGTGACCGACAACGATGTCATCGCTGCAGCCGAACGCAAGGAACTGCGCGGCTGGTCCTTCGGTTTCGTAAAACAGAAGGATCACTGGAAGACCGATGAGGATGGTACCAGGCACCGGTTCGTGGATGAACTGGAGCTGCGGGAGATATCCATCCTGGATAAGACGCCGGCCTATATCGCCACCAGCATTGAGACCCGGGGGGAAGAGGAAATCCTGGTGGAGTTCCGGGCTGATCAGCCGCTGGAGGACGGGGTGGATTACATCCGGCAGACGGAGACCACCACGGAAACCAAGACCACGACACTGACCCCGGGCGATGAGAGCACCATGTTCTGCGCCCAGAAGACCATCGAAATCTATAAGCTGAAAAGGAGAATGTGATTATGCCGTTCAACCTGAAGAAACTGTCCGAGCGCCGGGTGGAGCTGATGACTCAGCTGGAGAACCTGGTCAAGACCTGTGAGACCGAAACCCGCGCCTTCAACGAGGAGGAGCAGAAGCAGTACAGTGATATTCTGGCCGAGGTGCGCTCCATCGACGCCACGCTGGACGCTGCGGATCAGGGCGCCGCTCTGCAGAGAGTGGAGCGCCGGGCTGCCGGCGGCCAGAAGGAGAATCCCTCCCAGGAGGAGATGGAGACCCGGGCCTTTGAGTGCTATATCCGCGGCGTCTCCGCCGATGTGGAGACCAGAGCTGCTGTCAACATGACCGTGGGTGATAACGGCGCCGTAATCCCTACCTCCATCGCCAACAAGATCATTGAGATGGTCAAGGAGATCTCTCCCCTGTACCAGCTGGCCACCCACTATGATGTCGGCGGCACGCTGACCATTCCCAGCTACGATGAGTCCACCCAGAAGATCACCATGGCCTATGCCACTGAGTTCACGGCTCTGACCTCCAGCTCTGGCAAGTTCACCAGTATTTCTCTGGGCGGCTTCTTGGCTGGCGCCCTGACCAAGGTGTCCATGTCCCTGGTGAACAACTCCAAGTTCGATATCGTGTCCTATGTCATCCGAAAGATGGCGGAGGCCGTATCCGAGTGGATCGAGAACGAACTGATCAACGGTACTGACAGCAAAATCGAGGGTCTTTCCAAGATCGAAGCTGTTGTGACAGCTGCGGCCGCCACCGCCGTCACCGCCGATGAGCTCATCGACCTGCAGGAGAGCATCCCCGACAAGCTGCAGCCCGGCTGTATCTGGGTGATGAGCCGGGCTACCCGCAAGGCTATCCGGAAGCTGAAGGACGGGGACGGCAACTACCTGCTGAACAAGGACGCTACTTCCAAGTGGGGCTACAGCCTGTTCGGCCACGATGTCTATGTCTCTCAGAGTATGCCCGACATGGCCGCCGGCAAGCGGGCGGTGCTCTACCTGGATCCCACCGGTCTAGCTGTGAAGGCCGCCGAGAATCCCAGCGTGCAGGTGCTCCGGGAGAAGTTCGCCGATGAGCACGCCATTGGTGTCATCTGCTGGATGGAGGTAGACTCCAAGGTGGAGAACAAGCAGAAGGTCGCCGTCCTGGCCATGGGCGCTGACGCTTGAACAGGGTGATCGGCTATGAAGAACTATCGGGCGGCCGTGAGCTTCGCCGGACAGGTCAGCATGGCGGCCGGTGAGGTCAGGGAGATTCCGGAGGATCTTGCGGCCCCGCTGTTGCGCTGCGGGTACCTGAAGGAGGCGGATCAGGAGGGCGAAAAGCCCTCCGCCTCCCCCAGTAAACCGGTTCGAAAGAAGTGAGGTGAACCGCCGTGAAGCCGAGTCAGCTTACGCCCCAGGACGTGGCCGCCTTTGCACGTCTGATCGTGGAAAAGGCCGAGTATGACGAGCTGAGCGACGCCGAGAAGCAGGGCTGCGCTATGGCGTTGGAAGCCGCCAAGTCCTACGTTGCAGGCTATACTGGCCTGGATATCGAGACGACAGAGTTGGAGGATATAGCTTATGCGGTGCTCGTCATTGCAACGGAAATGCTGGATAACCGCCAAATGACGGCCCAGTATACCGGGCAGAATCCCACCGCGATGCAGATTTTGAATATGCATAGCACCAATCTGCTGCCGACCGTGTCCGACTTGGACACATCCGGGGCTGGGGAGGTGTGAGGCAATGGCAAAGCGGGCGAATGCCGGTGAGCTGCGCACCAAGATCATGGTCTTTGACCTCCTGCGGGGTGAGCACGGCGAGGTGGAGCTGGGGCCGGACGGCTATCCGGCTTCAAAGCCGGTCAATGTGTTCGGGGAAGGGAAAACCAGGTACTGCAAATGGGTGAACGCCTGGGGCACCGAGGTCTACACGGCCCGCCAGGCGGGGGTGACCGAGCCAGCCACCCTCACCCTGCGGTATACCCCGTTAATCACCACCACCTGCATCATCTACCGTGGGACAGATCCCAAGCCCTACGAGGTGATCTCCGTCAACGACGTGGAGAACCGCCACGCCTGGCTGGAGGTCAAAGTGCAGCGGAAGGGGGCGGTGAGATGACCCTCAACCAGCGCATCATTCAGGCCCTGAAGCCCTTGGGCCTGCCGGTGGTTCCGGACGTGGACACTCTGCACCGGCCCCGCTGCCTGGTGTTCAACTACGACCTGATCCCGGCTCAGCCCGCAGATAACCGCCCCACTTGGTACAAGGCACTGATCCAGGTGCATCTGTACCTCCCCCTCGAGAACGACGGAAGGGAAATCCGGAGACAGGTGCTGGAGGCGTTGGTGGATGCCGGTATGACGTGGCCCGAGATCATCGACGCCACAGACGAGGAGACCCAACACAAGGTATTCGAGTGCGAGACACTCGTTGGAAAGGATGATTTGTAAATGGCAGGGAAAACCCGCAGTAAGGCCGCCGGCTACCACGGCGTGCAGAACATGAAGTTTGCACCCAAGAAGTCCGGCACCTATGATACCACGCTCCTGGACATGAAGTATGCCCAGAGCATCAACCCCTCCGCGCTGCTGGAGGCCGCGGAGCAGTACGCGGATAACCGCCTGGTGTGCCGTGTGCCCAGCGACACCGGCTACGAGGGTGAGGTGGGTACCACCGCCCCCGACCCGGAGCTGGAGAAGGCGGCCGGCTTCGCGCTGGAGGGCGCAAACGGCCTGATTACCACCAACATCGCCAGCTACCTCCGGGGCGCCCTGTACTATGAGTTCCTGGAGCTGGACGAGGACGGCAAGCAGTCTGTAGTCAAGTGCTGGATGTTCAACGTGGAGATCGGCAAGGGCTCCGCTACCTATACCACGGCCAAGGGCAGCGTGGAGTTCGGCGCCTATTCCTATCCCTTCCGGGCCTATGGAGATCCGCTGAAGGACTCCGAGGGCACTGACGACTACAAGGACGAGCGCGGTGTGGGCCGGACGGCGTATCTGTATACCTGCCGGCCAGACGATACGGGCTATGCGGCCTTTGGGGATACGGTGCCGGTGCCCAAGGTAGCGGCAGCGCCTGGGCCTTAACCGTGTATGAGATGGAGCTGGGCGGGGTCTGGTACCGGCTGGACCCCGCCGCCATCTCCGCCATCCGGTACCGGGCCATTTATGGCGAAAGTATATTGGAAACCCTGAACCGGGGGATACCGCCCAAGAAGCTGGAGGGGAAGCTGCTGCGGATGTGCCACCTGATGATTCCGGCGGCGGACCGGCCGGAGCTTCTTGTCTTGGCCCGACAGGCCCGGCGGGACGGGGCTTTCCTGGTAAAGGGTCTCAAAGCACGGGACGCACTGTTGGAACCGGACATAGAGCTGGATGGGCCGCCGGACGAGGAGAGCTCCGAAGAACCGTTTGACGAGTACCGCCTTCTGGCGGCCCTGACCCTGGTAGGTATGGATTTGTCCCTGCTCCATGAGCTCCCCATACTGCATGTGATAGGGGTGCTGCGCCGGCTCAACATGCTCCAGGATACAGAGCGCAAGCACTACCGGCCGCTGACGGATAAGGAGATGTCCAACCTGTACCCGCGCCCCAAGAAAAAAGCCGCTCCCAGGGGAGGCGCAGACGGATGAAGTACAGCGTGGCGGCTCTCTCTTTGCATGGCCGGATAAGGAGGGGCATATGGAGACAATCTCAATTGATGACTTTGAGCTATACCTGACCGACTTGTGCGAAAAGGAGGCTATGAACGCGGAGCAGACTCTGGACGAAGTCCTGTCTGCCCGCGCCTTGGAGCTCAAGGGTAAGCTGACTGAGCGCAGCCCGAAGGATACCGGGGAATACGCCAGGGGATGGAGGGTGCGGACGGCCACCGTCAACCACGAAAAAGTCAAAATCATTTACAATGCGCTGCGGCCGGATCTGACCTTTATGTTGGAGTATGGCACCCACAACAGGGACGGCAGTGTGCGGATGGAAGCCAGACAGCATATCCGCACGGCGCTGAACGAGGAAATAGACCAGATCATGGATGAGCTGCTGGCGCGGCTGTGAGGAGGGAGTAGGATATGGCAATCAGCTCGCGGTACACACGTGGCATCGAGATCCAGATTGGCGGCAATGCCACAAAGCTGAAGACGGCGCTGGACTCGGCCAACCGCTCCATCCGCACGACCCAATCCGAGCTGGATACGCTCAAAAACAGCTTAAAGCTGGAGTGGGACGCCACCAAGTTTCAGCGCGCCCAGGCGCTGGCCCAAAAAGCCCTAAGTGAAACCGAGGCGAAGGTAGAGCTTTTGCGGAAGGCTCTGGCTGCCATGGGTGACCCTGCCTCCTTCAGCGCCACTCAGAAAGAGCAGTATGAGGCCCTGCGCCGGGAACTGAGCTATGTGGAGGTGTCGGCACAACGGGCCAAGGCTCAACTGGAGGAGGTCAGTAAATCCGCGGAGCAGGCGAAGGTGGACCAGCTCACCAGCCAGCTGGAGGATGCGGATGCGGCTCTGGACACCACAGGCGCCAAGCTGGACTCCGTGCGGAGTAAGCTGGAACGGAACTGGGACGCCAAGCAGTTTGACCAGGCCCAGGAACTGGCTCAGCAGGCCATTACCCAGACTGAGGCTAAGGCGGAACTGCTCCGCCAGAAGTTGGCCGCCCTGGAGGAGCTGGGGACAGAAAAAACGTCTGCCGAGTACCAGCGGCTGGAGAAGCAGCTTGTGGAGACGGAGGCCGCAGCGGAGCAGGCCCACAAGCAGCTCCAGAGCATTGAAAAAATCCGCCTGGACAACCTGAACCGCAGCTTTGAGGCCACATCCAAGCGGCTGAACTCCGCTGGGAATGCCCTGACAGCCGGCCTCACCGTTCCCCTGGCAGCAGCCGGTACGGCAGCGGTGAAATACTCCAGTGATATGCAGGAGGCCATCAACAAGGTAGAGGTGGCGTTCGGCGGGGCGGCAGACTCCGTCAAGGAGTGGTCCTCCACCACGCTGAACTCCATCGGCCTTGCCCAGGGGACGGCCCTGGACATGGCGGCCCTGTTTGGCGATATGGCCACCTCCATGGGCTACAGCCAGGACGCGGCGGCCCAGATGTCCATGGCCCTGGTCAACCTGGCCGCCGATCTGGCCTCTTTCAAAAATATCGGCATTGACCAGGCATCCACCGCTCTCAAGTCCATTTTCACCGGCGAAACGGAAAGCCTGAAAGAGCTGGGCGTAGTCATGACCCAGGCCAACCTGGAGGCGTATGCTCTGGCGGAAGGCTATACCACCGCCTATACCGCCATGGACCAGGCCCAGCAGGTGGCGGTGCGCTACCAGTACGTGCTGGCCAACACCCAGAACGCCCAGGGGGACTTCGCCCGCACCTCAGACAGCACGGCCAACCAGCTCCGGATCTTCCGTGAGAGTCTGAAGGAAGCGGCCGCCACGGCAGGCGATGAACTGCTCCCTGTAATCACCCCTATCATCGGAAAGCTCAATGAGCTGATCCAGACCTTCGGAGATCTGGACGAGGGAACGCAGAAGGCCGTGGTGCAGACCGGGCTCTTCCTGGCCGCCCTGGGCCCCATGCTGAAGGTGACGGGTGGCATCACAACAGCGGTGAAGGCAGGTATCACGGTATATCAGACGCTGCGTACCGTCATGGCCGCCAACACGGCGGCCACAACCGCCGCTACTGCCGCACAGACGGGCCTCAACGCCGCCATGGCCGCGAACCCCGTAGGACTGCTGGTAACCGCGATTGGGACGCTGTTGGCCGTCCTGGGCTCCTTTGCCGTCTCCGCTGCACTGACGGCGGAGAGCACCGATACATTGGCCTCCAGCATCAATGAGGCCCGGCAGGCTTATGAGGATACACGGGCAGAGCTGCAGGAGAGCCAGGCCAGCACCCTCTCCATGGTGGACGCCCTGGCCCGGCTGGCCGAGGAGGAGCACAAGACCTCCGCCGAGAAGGCGGCCATGCTGGAGCTGGTGGAACAGCTCAACGAGGCGGTGCCCTCCCTCTCCCTGGCCTACGACGCACAGACCGACAGCCTGAACCTGACAGCCGAGGCCATCCGCAGCCTGGCGGAGGCGGAGTATGCCCGGCAGGAGCAGGAGGCCGCGGTGGGGCGGCTGAGCGAAGCCTACCAGGAGCAGATCAGTATTGCCAATGAGCTGGAGGCCGCAGAGGAGGCACTGCAGGAGGCCAGAGAACGCTATGCGGAGTTTGACGGTGTAGAGACGCGCAACTCGCGGGAGGAAACGTCTTTCACGGCAGCTCAGGGCGCGCTGATTGCCGCCCAGGGCCAGTATGACCGTCTGACGGCCGCCCAGGAGCAGAATGCGGCGGAGATTGCCCGGCTGGAGCAGGAATACGGCAAGTACAATGCGACAGCGGCGCAGACGACCCAGGCCCTGGAGAATACCGGGACGGCCGCCGATACGGCGGCGGACCGTCTGGCGGCCCTGACCGGCGTGCTTGGCCAGACCCAGGGGGCCTATGAGCTGCTGGCCGAGGCGCAGGAGCAGCAGAATGAAACCGGCTACCTGGAGCTGGATACCGTGGTCAAGCTGCTGGAGGAGTATCCACAGCTCTCCGGATATCTGGTGGAGGCGTCCAACGGGTACCTGCTGGCCGGCGGAGCCCTCCAGGATTACATCTCCACCCAGCGGGCCGAGTATGCCCTGGCGCTGAATGAGGCGCAGAGTGCCGCCGACGCCATTGTGACGGCGGAGGCGGACAAAATTAACGCCATCAACGCCACCACCCTGGCCACAAAGGACCAGCTTACCGCATTGGCGGAGCTGTACCAATCCATGGGGGCCAACGCGGACAACCTGGCCGAGGGCGTCAGCTACTATGCTAAGGCCAACGAGTACCGGGAGGCGGCCCAGGCGCTGGCGGACGCCGGAAAATCCCTAGAGGACTATGACCGCATCACAGCCAGTATGTTCCGCGAGAGCGCCGGGGGGAGCCGGCGAACCTCCGGAAGCACCTCCTCCAAAAAGACGGAGGCGGCGAAGGACGAGGGCACGTCCGCCATGGAGGAGCTGCAGGAGTGGCTGGACGATGTAGATCATCAGATCTTCCTGTGGTCGAAGGATGAGGCCAAGACCCAGGCGATTGTTGACCTGTACCAGACGATGATGGACCGGGTCCACGAGCTGGCCGAGGAATTCCGGGCCCAGGGCTACGAGGAAAACTCCGATGAAATCCAGGAGCTGCAAACCCTCTGGTGGGGATATGCGGAGGAGCGGGAGAAGATCCAGACGGAGTCCAGAGAAAAAGCGGCGGCGGCCAACCAGGAGGCGTATGAGGCTGAACTGGCTGACCTGCAGTATTTTCTGGATATGGACATTATCTCTGAGCAGCAGTATTACGAGGAGCTGGCCCGCCTGCGGGACCAGTACCTGGAGGAGAACTCGGACGCCTGGCGGCAGGCCAACGTCCAGCTCCACAATTATCTGGAGCAGTGCCGGCAGGAGGAGCTGGACGCGGCGCAGCAAGCCTATGACGCCCAGCTCGAATCGCTGAAAGCCGCCTATGAGGCGCAGGTATCCGCCCTGAAGGAGTCCCTGGAGGAGGAGAAAGCGGCCCTAAAGGACCGTTATGACGCGGAAAAGGATGCGGCCAAGGATGCCTATGAGGCCCGTAAGGACCAGATTGAAGCCGAGCTGAAGGCCGAGAAGGAACGCCTGAATGCAATCATCGACGGGATCAACGAGGAGATCCAGGCCCGGCGGGAGCTCCGGGAGGATGAGGAGCAGGACGACGCCATCGCGGAGGCCCGTAAGCGGCTGGAGGCTGCGGAAGCACAAAGGGATTTTGCTCGAAACGAAGAAGAGCGCCGGGAGTGGGAGAAGGAGGTTGCCCGGCTGCAGGAGGCCCTGGATAAAGCCATCCAGGACAAGGAGGATACCCAGTTCTACCGGGAGAAGGAGGAAGAAAAGGAGAAGATTGAGGCCGAGATCGACGCGGCGGAGGAGGCCGCTGACCAGGCCAAGAAGGAGGCCAAAGAGGACTACGAGGCCGAAATTAAGCGCCTGGAGGAGGAGTACAAAAGGGAACTGGAATACCTGGTGAAGTATTACGAGGCGGCCATCTCCCAGGCCGGTCGTGACTACGAGTCTGCCAAGGACAGGGCAGAGTCGGCCAAGGACAAGGCAGAGAAGGAGAAGGAGGAGCTGGACCCGGAGATCCTGGACATCGCCAAGAAGGAGAACGTGGAGTACAACATCGCCAAGGACATGTGGGAGGCCAACCAGAAGTACAAGGACGTGGAGGGGTATGTCCCCTACGGCAGCGGCAAATCCTCCCAAAAGAGCGCCGGAAGCTCCTCCAACGCTGCGGCCAGGGCCGCCTCCATGCTGGCCGGCGCTGTGGAAACGGCCGCCCGGACGGTGACCAAGGTGGTCAACCAGGTGACACGCAGCAACAGCGCCAGCATTACCTACAATGCCGGCGGCGGCATGACCGAGGGCCAGGTGACCCGGACGGTGCGCAAGGTGCTGGACGAGCTGGACCGCTGAAGGAGGGAGCTATGAGATCGGTTGCATGGATATCGGATAACGGCCGCACCTGCACCTTTGAGGGCGGCGGCCCCTATGAGCGGCCCGGGCCCTACTATTTCCGGGAGCTGACCTCGGATCTGTCTGCCACGGCGGAGACCTCCAAGGCTCCCAGGCAGGACGGCGTGACTACCTACCATACCGCTTTGGATGCACGCACCATCAACCTGGTGGGCTCCATGCTGGTGTACGGAAGCAGGACGCTCTCCGCCCGGGCCGCCTATGACACGCAGCGGGCCTGGCTGGCCCAAGCATTTGCGCCCAACCGCTGGGGGACGCTGACGTACTACAAAGAAGACGAAGCGGTCCAGGTGCGGTGCCGCCCACTGGCCACCCCCACCATCGGCACGCCGGTGGGCACCTTCTCCACCATCGACATCAGCTTTACCGCGGATTCCCCCTATTGGGAGAGCGCGAAGGAGTACATCCTGGCCATGGGCGTCATACAGCGGTTCTGGCACTTCCCATGGGCTCCATACCGTTTCCCCATGGGGGCGTATACCCGGTTCGGCATGGTGGACAACCCAGCCGAAGAAAATATCTATCCATCCATCGAGGTCTATACCACGGGACAGGAGGTGTGCCTGGCCAACCGCACCACCGGGGAGGAGGTCACGATCGAGCACAGCATCGCAGAAAACCAGAAGCTGGTGGTGGATCTGAAGGACGTATCGGCCTTCCTGTACCAGCGTGACGGCTCTGGAGACTACCAGATGCAGGAGGATGTCTCCCACTGGATGAGCCTGGACAGCGTGCCCTGGGCCCTTCGGCCGGGCCGGAACCAGGTGGCCATCACTAACGACCAGCCGGAGGATACGCCGGTGGCGTACCTGCGGTACCGGATTCCCAGCCTGGGGGTGTGAGCATGCCTGAGATACGCATTTATGACCCGCCCACTGTAGAGGCCCCCACCTTCCGGCCGCTGGGGTTGGTTCTGGCGGCCACCGACGTAACGCTGATCGAGCGGCATTGGTCGCCGGGCAGCTTCACCCTGTCCGTGCCGCTGGGGGCCCGCC